TTCAAAAAGACTAGAGGTAATAGACCTGTAGATGAAGCACACGTGCAGCAACTTAAAAAGTTGATTGCAGAAAAAGATCTTTATGATCCAATCCGTGTTAATAAAAACATGGAAGTTGTTGATGGCCAACATACACTTGAGGCCAGAAAACAATTAGATCTTAAGGTTCCCTATATCATTATGGATTCTGATGATCCATTAGATGTAGCAAGACTAAACACTGGTCGTAAGAATTGGTCCTTGGAAAATTATTTAGATCAACACTGTGCCAGAAATAAAATGGACTACAGAATTTGTAGAAACAAAATGCAGCAGTACGGAATAAATGTTGCAGAGATGGTAGTTCTTTTATTAAAACAAACTTCACTGTGGTCAAGAATCAGTAATGATTTTAAAACAGGACGGTTTGTAATTCCTGCAGGAGGTATTGAACATGCTGATCGTATTGGATCTCAATTGATGCAGCTAAAAAAATATTTCTATGGTATGGAGTCTACTAAGAACAAACGGTTCAAACGTTCCATGGTGGTGTCATACATTGTAGCGGATAAACATCCTAAGTTTGATCATCGAAGATTTAAAACTGCTTGTAAGAGTAAGTCTTCATGGTTTTTAACTGGTACATCCACTGCTGATTACATTGCAATTATAGAACGTATTTATAATGCGGGACTGACTCAGAAAAATAAAATAAATTTAGTTGAGTTTTATAAAACTAAAGAGTATCAAGAGAAATAGGAGACAGGACAATGGACATAGAAAGATGGAAGTCATGTGCAGTAGACATCGAGTCATACACAATTATTAGAGCCATGGGGAAGCAAGGATTTAGAAGGCCTGGCTCAATGATTGCAAAATTAGTTGATGATGAGATTCGTAAGATTGCTAAAAAAGAGGGTAAATCTTATGAGAACATGAAACAGAATTTACTATCGGAGGGCAAGAAGCTGCTCAATGGTAAATAGTGATTAGGTTGAGAGCTGCAGACGGTTAACCCTCAATCTAAATACGAAAAAGGCCCGGGAGACTGGGCCTTTTTTTTACTTGCAATACAAATTATAATCAAATACTACTCAAGAACGTATTCCTAAGCCTAAATGAAATAAGTGGGGCTTTCAAAACACTTTATTTTCATAGAACAACGAATCATAAAATTAACTTTAATTAAAAGGATTATTTTGTGGGTAAAGCTATTAAAAAAAGTAGCGAAGAAGCATTAAACCAGGCGTTG